AACCTCGGTTTGGGAGAAGGCTCTGCTTTGCCGGTTGGGGTGCCTGTTCCATGGCCGTCTGAAATACCACCATCAGGCTGGTTAACCTGTAATGGTGACGCTTTTAGTGCAACTGATTTCCCGCTCCTGGCGAAAGCTTATCCATCGCTTAGATTACCGGATTTGCGTGGGGAGTTTATTCGTGGTTGGGATGCTGGGCGTGGTGTCGATATCAGCAGAGGAATTTTAACATCGCAGCAGTCAACGACCCTAAGAACCGCGATGCTTGATTACTATAACCAAGACGCAACGGGGGCGAATGGTGTAGTCGGTTTAGGATTCAAAAATGAAGATTCATTATTTGATATGCAGCAATATGATTTCAAAATGCCAGATGGAACTAATCCAAATAATTATGAAGGCGCGATCTCAGACAATGGTATGAATGCAACCATTATTACCAGTATAAAATCTGGAATATCGAAAGGTATAAGTTTCAGACCACGTAACTTAGCATTCAATTATATAGTGAGGGCTAAGTAATGTCTTATGCAGCCTGTTTCAGCATTCTGGGTGAGACAGCACAGGCTGTATGAGTAACTGGTGGAAATATTAAACCATAATGTAAGATATCTGGGGGCATTGAATAGATGTTTTGAAAATCGTCAATGGCACTATCTCGAACTGAAAGATTGTACTTTTGTTTTGTGACATTAACGATCATGGTAAAGAGAAATTATTAGCTTGGATGGCATATGCGAATTCAGTAGCCGTCGAAGTACCGACGGCTACTAGCATATACCATCTTTTGATGCTTAGATTGATGTCGAAAGAATTGCTAGGGTAAATAAATTTAATGCCTCTGGCATTTATTTAGGGCTGATTTTAATCGCCCCATCCTATGAAATAACAAGGTCAATCTTTTTACAGGGAAAGCCCTAACCAGTTTCTATTTTGAAAAAGATATATTATTTATTGATATAAGGTAGCCAAGTTTTCGAGTCGGGGAAACCCCCTTGGAAAATATAAATTTATAATGGAGAGAGATTCTTGTATATGTGGAGTCTCAATGATTTAAAAAGAGAATCGATCGCTATATTTACCTCTCCAGATAATGAAGGGACGATTCTAAATAAAGTGATTTAACAGATAGCGACCTTCGCTATCTGTCATTCCAAAGAAAAACTGAAATTATTCTGGTTTTTGCGGCCATAACACTTCAGGTGCTGTCGATACATCGACGGCTCTAACTGAAGCTTTATACATCATCCATGCTGAAAGTCTTTCCTTGTCACTATCGCTTATATCCCCAAGTAAAAGTTCAATCTTCCAGTCCGATATTATTTTATCAATGCCATTCAAAATCTCTTCTCGATATTTCTCTGCACTTATTTTATCGGCCTCACGTTTAAGCAATATATCCTCAACCCACTTCTCACCATCCCATTTACAGAAGTCTGAAGCTGGAACTATTGAAGTGGTATTGGTCGGATAATCACCCAATTTAGTTATAATAAATGGCTTTGCTGTTTCAATGTCATAAACAGTTTCACCACGATGATCGTTGATATACTCCCACGCAGAAAGGTCTTTAGTTCTACAAACCACCATGCCCTCTTTTTTCTCTAAAGGAGCATCGATACACGAATTAGCAGGAAGGCCTACTCCTTTAGCAAGAATTTCAGTGATGGTTGAAAGGTATTCACGTGAAACACCATCATAATTACAAACGCTAATTTCCCCAGCGTTAATAGCGACGAAATCTTTATCTAACTGAGCTTTTAACATTACGCAGCCCTCAAAATATAATTGAATGCAATATTGCGTGGTCTGGTTTCATTGCCACCAGTTTTCTCCATGAAAATGTACGTCCAGGCCCGTAAACCACTTACATTATTTGCCTCAGCGTTTTCGTTATTTTCATCCGTGTACGCGATTATCCGGTCCGTAGGTGTACCATATTCGTTTACAAATCTGTGGTTATGGGACTTAAACATATCTTCTTGGGATGAAAGCAAGTTGCGCGAGCTATCGATACCTCGACCATCATCCCAGCCACGAATAAATTCGCCGCGTAAGTCCGGCAATTTCAACCCCGGATAAAGTACAGCCAGTTTAGGGTAGGTTGTACTGGAGAATGAAGCACCATTAGCTTTGACAAAAACCATTCCAGCCATTGATGCAAACAGCTCATTGGGCATTTTTGAATGCGGCCATGCAAAAGGAGAACCGATGAGTGGAGCACCTTCTCCCAAACCGAGGTTTTTAGGATGCTCTAAGCTTTTTATCAACAATTGCGTTTGGATAAAAACCTCGGGCTATGAGAGTGGAGGCGGCGGTGCATCGTATTTTTGTGCGGGAGGGAATCCCATGGCTGCCGGCTCAGCTTTTTCCGGTGATCCAGGCGCATTAGGTTCAGGAGGAGGCGGAGGATTTTCCGTTAGTAATTCATCTGCTCAAACTGGTGGGAATGGGGGCGATGGGTTGATTATCATTGAGGAATATGCATGAAAACGTATGTAAGAATTGAAAAAAATATAGTTAAAGAACTATTTTCCACTGAGGAAAAAATCACAAAGCTTTTCCATCCCGATATGCATTGGGTGGATATTACAGCAAGCGGGGTGAAAATATCTGAAGGTTGGAATTATATAAACAACACATTCATTCCGGAAAAAAAGACTAACATCCTATAATTAAAAACCCGCATACGCGGGTTTTTTAAAAGCCAAGCACTATTAATCACTTAAAAAATGCATAAAAAAATCATGAAGCCGCAGGCAAACTAAATACTTACATTAAACCAGCTTAGGGCAAATAGATCGAGAGCTATAACTCATTGTTAAGAAATGATTTTAACTAATAAATTATTTTTTCTTTCGCTGATGGATAGATCATACTAAACCCTTTGTCTTGATAAAATAAACCATCAGCTTTATTTAAAAACATACCCGGCTGGCAAAAAACACCACTTTCTATTTTCACCATGGTGAAGCCGGATATGTCAAATTCATTGTCCCTGATAATGATATTTTCGACATAATTACTACCTGTTTGAATAAGTGCGAAATTAGTCATCTGTTACCACTCCACTATGAGGATACCGGGCTGACCTACAGCACCGTTACCATTAATGCCAGTAGATCCCCCTGCGCCGCCAGCACCAAAACCGTCTCCAATGTAACCATTTTGGCCGCCGGCACTGCCATTACCAGAAGATCGCACTGCTCCCCCGCCGCCACCGAATGGGCAAGATGCGCCTGCACCGCTATTTCCCGTTCCAATGACTAAGAGAGTTTTGCCACTATCACCCGCACCATCTCCGCCGGAGCTTCCCCGAGGATATCCTCCTCCGCCAGCCCCGCCATACTGCGCTGAACCTCCGCCACCAGGGTCTCCACCCTGACCGGCGATAAGGGTCAAATAACTGCCAAAAACAGTATTGCCACCAGTACCCCCAGCCTTACCATCTGAGTTTACTGACGTGGTTCCACCGACACCACCCGCCCCGATAATCACATCAACTATCTCTCCAGATTTAACGGTTATAGCGCGCTTGATAACTGACTGCCCAGCACCACCACCTCCAGCACCACCGCCAAATTCACTGGTGTTGGTTCGGCAACCGCCGCCACCGCCACCGCCGCCGCCAGCACATCCGGATAGATAAATAGTCGTTACACCATCAGGCACCTGGAACTTACCGCTACTGATGAATTGTTTAACGCCTCGAGAGCGCGAAATTTCATTTTGGACCGCTTCTACAAAACCGAGGTTTTGATGAAACAAACCCCTGGCCCGCCTCACCTGCACAATGGCAAACTCCTCACCTTTTACCGGAGGAAAAACGATGCTGATTGGCTATGTCAGGGTGTCAACAAATGACCAAAACACCGATTTGCAACGGAATGCGCTGCAGAGCGCAAATTGTGAACAGATTTTTGAGGATAAAATCAGCGGTAAGACCAGTGAACGGCCTGGTTTAAAGCGGGCGCTGCGGACGTTAAAAGAGGGCGATACTTTGGTGGTATGGAAGCTCGATCGACTGGGCCGCAGCATGCGTCACCTGGTCATGCTCACCGAAGAGCTGCGCGAACGCGGGGTAAACTTTCGTAGCCTCACGGACAGCATCGATACCAGCACACCTATGGGCCGTTTTTTCTTTCATGTGATGGGCGCACTGGCGGAGATGGAGCGCGAATTGATTGTCGAGCGAACGCGTGCCGGCCTGACCGCTGCGCGTGAGAAAGGACGCATTGGTGGCCGCCAGCGCATTATGACACCGGAAGTCGTTGCCAGAGCGGAACGCATGATGGCGAATGGCGCCACGCTTCATCAGGTTGCACTCGTATTAGATGTTTCAACCAAAACCATTTATCGTTATATTCCAGCGCCAAAACAGCACCATTTACGCGGTTCTTCTTACTGAACGATCAGCAAACCGCAATCGAATGCATCCTTTTCACTGACCTGACACTCTGAGCACACCCACAACACGGAGTGCTACAGATGTCTGATTTTCATCACGGTGTCCGCGTCGTCGAAGTCAATGACGGTACACGCACCATTTCAACAGTTTCAACCGCCATTGTTGGCATGATCTGCACCGCAGAAGATGCTGATGCAACGGCATTTCCTCTTAACACACCTGTTCTGCTGACCAACGTGCAGGCAGCTATCGGTAAAGCCGGCACCAAAGGCACCTTAGCGGCTGCGCTTCAGGCGATTGCCGACCAGGCGAAGCCGGTAACCGTCGTGGTTCGCGTAGCAGAAGGCGCGAGCCAGGCTGAAACCACCTCTAACCTGATTGGCTCGACGGATGCGAACGGTAAATACACCGGCATGAAGGCGCTGCTCAGCGCGCAAACGCAGCTGGGTGTTAAACCGCGCATTCTTGGCGTGCCGGGTCTGGATTCGCTGGAAGTGGCGACAGCGCTGGCCAGCATTGCCCAGCAGCTGCGTGGCTTTGCCTACGTCTCTGCCTGGAACAGCAAAACCATCTCTGACGCCATGAAGTACCGCGAAAACTTCAGCCAGCGCGAGCTGATGGTGATCTGGCCAGATTTTATTGCCTGGAACACGGCAACCAATAAATCTGAAATGGCTTATGCCACCGCACGTGCGCTGGGCCTGCGCGCCAAAATTGACAACGACACCGGCTGGCATAAAACCCTGTCTAACGTGGGCGTCAATGGCGTGACGGGTATCTCTGCAGATGTTTTCTGGGATCTGCAACAGACCGGCACCGATGCCGATCTGCTGAACGAAAAGTGTGTGACCACGCTGATTCGCAAGGACGGTTTCCGTTTCTGGGGCAACCGCACCTGCAGTGACGATCCACTTTTTGCCTTTGAAAACTACACCCGTTCAGCACAGGTGCTGGCCGATACCATGGCGGAAGCGCACATGTGGGCCAACGACAAACCGCTGACGCCAGTACTGGTACGCGAAATCATCGCCGGTATCAATGCCAAGTTCCGTGAGCTGGTCAGCGCCGGTTATCTGCTGGGCGCCAACTGCTGGTACGACGAAAGCGCCAACGATAAAGAGAGCCTGAAGGCGGGCAAACTGTTTATCGATTACGACTACACGCCGGTGCCGCCGCTGGAAGATCTGACCCTGCGTCAGCGCATCACCGATACCTATCTGGCGAACTTCGCCGCATCCGTAAACAGCTAAGGAGCCGGATAAATGGCACTGCCACGTAAACTCAAGGGGTTGAACCTCTTCAACGATTCAAACAGCTATCAGGGCATCGTCACCGCAGTTACGCTGCCGAAGCTGTCACGCAAGCTGGATACCTACCGCGCCGGCGGTATGAACGGTGCGGCATTCATTGATAACGGCCTGGACGATGCGGCACTCGATATGGAGTGGACGCTGGGCGGTATGGATGAGCTGGTATTAAGCCAGTGGGGCGCGATGGCGAACGTACCGCTGCGTTTCACCGGTTCTTATCAGCGTGATGACACCGGCGAAGAAATCGCCGTGGAAATCGAAGTACGCGGTAAGCACCAGTCCTTTGACTTCGGTGAAGCCAAACAGGGCGAAAACACCGAAACCAAAATCACCAGTAAAAACACCTATTTCAAACTGACCTGGAATGGCAAAGAGCTGATTGAAATCGACACCGTCAACATGGTGGAGAAGGTCAACGGCGTCGATCGTCTGGAACAGCGCCGTAAAAACCTCGGCCTGGTGTAATAACAACGGCCGGCGCGTCCTGCGCTGGCCCCTCTTGATTGGGATGGAGAAAAAATGGAACAGCTTGATAAGCCAGAACTGAAAGAAAACCTGGTGGTGCTGGAAAGCCCGATTTCACGTGGCGATGTGGTGATCGCTCAGGTTGAGCTGGTGAAACCGACCGCCGGCGCGCTGCGCGGTGTGCGGCTGGCTGATCTGGCCTCGTCCGATGTGGATGCCCTGTTGATGGTGCTGCCCCGCATCACCATGCCATCGCTGACCAAAGCAGAGTGCAATGCACTGGACCCGGTTGACCTGATTGCCCTGGGCGGCAAGGTGATTGGTTTTTTGTCAGCGAAATCGGCCGCGTAAGCTGGCCCCGCGATCTGACGGTCAATGACCTGATGGCCGATATTGCCAGCGTTTTTCACTGGCCACCCTCAGAAATGTATCCCATGTCGCTGGAAGAGTTACTCGACTGGCGGCATAGAGTGATGATCCGCAGTGGAGTAACCTCAGATGAGTAACACGCTCAAGCTGCAAGTGCTGCTGGAAGCGGTTGAACGGGCTACGCGCCCGTTCAATGCCGTACGTAAAGAAACCGAAAAGCTGTCTGCGGATATCCAGGAAACGCAGGATCGCCTGGACGAGCTCAATGCCAAATCCGCGCAGATTGAAGGGTTCCGTGAAACCCGCAAAGAACTGACGCTGACCCAACAAAATCTTAAAAATACCCGGGCAGAAGCAGCGGCACTTGCCATTCAACTTAAAAACACCCAAAACCCTACCGCGGAACAAACCCAGGCGCTGGATAAGCTGCGTCAGTCGGCTAACGCGCTGCAGCAAAAAAACCTTCAACTGCGTCAGTCAGTGCAGGATCAGCGCCAGTCCCTGAACGAGGCGGGAATTTCCACGCGCCGGTTGAGCAGCGAGCGCCAGAAGCTGAATCAACAAACAGAGCGCACGACATCCACCCTCAATGCGCAGGGTGAGTCCATGAATCTGCTAAATCAGCGTCAGGACAAGCTCAACCGCACCCGTGAACGTTACCTTGCGGGCATGGCGCTGGCAGATAACGTACAAAGCGCCAGTTCGAAAGCCAAAGACTTTGTCGAGAAGGGTCGCAAAGTTATCGATTATCTGTCACCAGCAAATGAGGTTGTGCAAGCCCGCGCGGCGATTACGCAATCGGGTGGCTCATCGGGTGAGGCAAAAGCTGCAGCACCGGCAGTAGCTAACCTTGCAAACGCGACGCAACGTAGCATGCAAGAAAGCGCGTCTTTGGTGCTCAATATTAAAAACGCGTTCGGCATTGCAGATGACCAGGTCGGTCAGTTAGGCGACGTGCTCTCATCGACCTTTGCCAATAAAACAACCGATTTTGCCGCACTTAAGACGGCGATGGTCGCCGTAGGGCCAGCCGCGAAGGACGCCGGTGTAAGCGTTGGCCAGACTGCGGCCATGATGGGCGTGCTGGCGGAAAACGGTATAACGGGCAGCCAGGCAGGCGCCGGCGCCAGTGCGATGTTAACGCACGTTCAGGCGCCTGATGCCAGCGCAGACAGCGCGCTTAAAGCGTTGAATGTGCAAACCGCTGACGACCAGGGCAACAGTCAGCCCATTTTCGCGGTGCTCAGCCAGGTGCAGGCGGCGTTTGAGAAAAACAAGCTCGACGCTGCCCAGCAGGCCACTTATCTGCAGGCAATATTTGGTGAACAGGGCGCCGCACCTGCCGCAGCATTGATGAAGGGCGCGGCCAGTGGCCGGCTGGATCAGCTCTCTCAGGCGCCCGCTGCCCAGCCGCCTGCAGCAGATGCCTCTGTGGATACTAACCTGCAAGCTATCAGTCAGGACGGCTTATCCGTTCAGTCCGTTCTGACCGGCGTCATGAATATCAATCCTCAACTTTCTGACAGCCTGCTGACGCTGGCGGCCGGTGGGCTGACCTTGGTGGATTCCCTGGCCAGCGTCGGGAACATTGCCTGGCCGGTCATTAGCGGGCTGAGCACCATTATGGCGGGCGTGGAGCTGCTGGGCGGTGCATTTGCCATCATCGGCGGCGCCATTACGGCCACGCTGGGAGCGATCACGCTGCCGGTGGTGGTGCTTGGTGCCGCTATCGCGGCGGGGGCCATGCTGGTTTATCAGTACTGGGAACCGATTAGCGCCTTTATCAGCGGCATCGCTCAGGGCTTCAGTGCGGCGATGGGGCCGATAAGCGACGCGTTCGCGCCGCTGAAGCCGGTATTTGAGTGGTTCAGCAATAAAGTGTCCGAGCTGGGGGCCTGGTTCTCAAAGCTGCTGGAACCCGTGAAGTTTTCTCAGCAGGAACTGGCCTCGGCAGGTGAGATGGGACAGCGCTTCGGCAATATGCTGGCGACGGCACTCAAATTACCCGGTGAAGCCCTGAATCAGCTGCGAGGCGGCATTGACTGGGTGCTGGGCAAGCTTGGCATCATCGATGAGAAATCTGACAAGGTGAAAGACAAGCTGCCTCCGCCCAAAATGCGTGAGCAGGATGAAGAGGATGAGGATAACGCGGATGCCCGTCCGGCCGCATCGCGTGCCAGCCTGAACAGCACGCTCAATCAGCCTTTGCCCTCGGTTAACAATTCAAACGTGGATAACCGTCAGCACACGGTCACCAACAATATCTATGCGACAGGTGAGCCTCAGGCGATTGGACAGGCCGTTGCGCAGTATTCCACTGCATCGCCGTGGTCCACGTCTGACCATAGCTATAACTCCATGTTTAGTCTGGATTAATTAACCATGATGATGATATTAGGCATGATGCCGTTTGTACGGCAAACCCTTCCCTTCGACAATTTGCAGCATGACATTACCTATCGCTGGGCGAAAAACAGCCGCGTGGGGCGTCGTGAGTCGACCCAGTTTTTGGGCGGCGGCGACGATAAAATCAAGCTGTCTGGCGAACTCCGGCCTGAAATCACCGGCGGCAATGTCACGCTGCTGGCGCTAAAGACTATGGCCGATGAAGGGCTGGCATGGCCGCTAATTGGCGGCAATGGCATTATTTACGGCATGTTTGTTGTGACGGATTTCTCGGCGACGCATACGGAGTTCTACAGCGACGGCAGCGCGCGCAAGATAGGCTTTACCCTTAACCTGATGCGGGTAGACGATTCACTAACCAGTATGTTCGGGGACTTAAAAAGGCAGGCGGAAGAACTGCAAAACCGGGTCAGCGACGCAGCGCAACGGGTCGGCTCTGTCATCAATAGCGCCACTTCTGCGCTGAATGGAGGGCGCTGAGATGAGCGATATCGTCCCGATTCCAGTGCCCCTGCGCGTTGCGCCTACGCCGGACTTTACTATCAAAATTGAGACGAAGGATAAAACAGAAGATATTCGCCCACGGCTGATTTCTCTGAAGTTGACGGACAACCGCGGCCTGGAGGTCGATCAGCTGGACCTGGTACTCGACGACAGTGACGGCCAGTTGGTCATGCCGCCCTTTAGCGCGAAAATAGTCTTAGAGATAGGCTGGAAGGGGCAGCCGCTTGCAGATAAAGGCTCCTACATCATTGATCAGGTCACCTACCAAGGCGCGCCGGACACGATAACGGTGGTCGCCCGAAGCGCCGATTTTAGCGGTTCGCTCGATGTTAAAATCACTGATTCGTATCCAGACATGACGGTTGGCGAGGTTGTGGAGAAAATCGCAAAACGTAACGGACTTACCTCCGACGTGCGGCCGGAGATAGCCAGAAAAAAGATTAAGCATATCGATCAGACACAGGAAACGGACGGCACGTTCATTACCCGGCTGGCAATGCTGGTTGGCGCGGTGGCGGCAATAAAAGATAAGACGCTGCTGTTCTTTGCCCCCGGGAAGGGCGTGACCGTGAGCGGACAGCCGATTCCACTTCTGAATCTGAACCGACAGGATGGCGATAAGTATGAGTACAAATTGTTTAAGCGCGACGATTACAGTGGCGTTGAAGCAAAATGGTACGATCAGAAAAAGGCGCAGCAGAAAGGGATAACCGTCAACACGATACCGCCAGCAACACCGGCGGTGAACCCTGTCCATCCGGCGGCCAAAAATATCCCCACAATCGGGCAACAAGACCCGGGAAAAACCTATGTTTTTGGCAGCAATAAGAAGCTGTATGTACTGAATACGCACTTCAGTAGCCAGGAGGAAGCAGAGGAGGCGGCTAAAGCGAAGTGGCAGGATCTGCAACGTAACCGGGCTACGTTGAAGATCCTACTGGCACTGGGCGCTGCAAAGCTGATTCCTGAAACGCCGGTCAAAGCCCAGGGCTTTAAATCGGTCATCGATAATCAAAAATGGCTGATTACCAATATCGTGCATACCATCGATAAAAGTGGATTTACCACCTTGTTGAACCTGGAGCTGATGGTTGAAAACGTGGATTACGTCTTAGTGGAAAAACAGGCTGGTTAGATTAAGTCTAATTTAAGTTGCTTTTTGTTTAGTCTTTGGCTAATGTTGTTGTATGCCAGAGAGGAGAACCACCATGATGCATTGCCCAAAATGTCAGACCGCCGCCCATACGAAAAGCAGTCGCTACGTTTCGAAAGAGACGAAAGAACGTTATCACCAGTGCCAGAACATTAACTGCAGTTGTACCTTTAAAACCCTGGAGAGCGTGTCCGGGATTATCGTCGAACCGGCGCAGATCAATACGGTGCCGATGATGGCAAAAGGCAGCAATAACCCCTCACCGCAGCTGCTGTAAGCCCAACCCGCGAAAGCGGGTTTTTTTATGGCTGCGGCCTGGATAGGATCGCTGAGAGATGAGGCTGAAGGTCCGCGCGCCGTAGATGTTTAAGGGCGCGACAGCGGCCTCTGGGAGTTCTGTTAATAACTGTACGGCGGGTAGGGCGCGGGCCCTTGGGGACAATGACAATAACTGTACGGGAATGAAAAGATTTCAGGAGTGTCAGCACGACAAAATATATGTCCAGTGAATGGAGATGAATTGTGGCGGTATTTTCGGCAGAAGAAAACTCAGGGCTATAAAGCATTTTGGCACTGAGAGTGAGTCAACAGTGAGATTTTAAATTTTGCATGCGAATTCCCTTCTTCCCTGCGGAAGAAGGGAAGGGTCCAAAATCAGTGAACGATATGTGTAAATTTGCTCTCAATCATCACTAGCCCCGACTCTGTTCGCACAAAGCGCGGCGCGGTTAAGTCATCAGCCATGATGTTAACCATCTGGAATAACAAGCCGGTGATATGTTTTTGCAAGTCTGCCGGGGCCTGCTGATTCAGCAATACTAACGTTAACGCGCTGCAATATTGCCGCATCTCTTCCGAGTCTATCAAATCCTTGGTGCGACAGGCTTTGTCATCACCTTTCTCCACTGTGAGGCGCTCAATCAGGTGTTCTGGCAGTGGCTGGTCCAACAGAACCCTCAGGACTTCCAGTGCAGCAAGCAGGCGACCGCATAGCGCCATGCGAGCTGCGAGCTCGTTACATTCCACCAGGGCATCGACATAGCGCACGCACGTATCCAGCACCTGAAAGAGATCGTGCGTGGTGCCGAGCGGCGTTTTCAAGAGGTTTGAGATCGCAGATCCGATAACTGGCTGAATGTCCACGATTTGATGATGGGCGGTTGTGTTACTATCGGTATTAGCCATAGCGTTGTTCCTTAACACTGAACGTTGTGGTTAAACGCTCCGGTATGTGTTGCATCACTGCCGGAGCGTTGCTCTCTTAAAAGACCTCGTGTTAGTGTGGTCTTTTATAAGGCTAAATTGAAGGAGTAGGTAGCCACATGTCAATAATAATGCGTGAAAAAAAACCAAAAGGTGGAGGCAAGTCCCCACAATTTAAAATGCGCATTGATCCCGCCTTGAAAAAACAGCTCGATGCGGTTGCAACTGAAGAAGGAATTAGTCTGGCAAGCTGGTTAAAGAATCTGGCGAGGGAGGCATTAAAGGCAAGGGGAATTGAGCCGAAGGGATAAATTTGTGGGTGAAATGTTGAGTTAATTATATGTGTGGTAAATGAAAAAAAACCAAATTTCGATATTGTGAAGTTTTTAATGTGGCCATTACGAGTTTGATTAAATAGTAGAGGCTTTGATGGAGTTGTGAGTAAATGAAGCTTTTTACTGTATGGTTAATGCAATCATTTTTCTATCTTGTACCGATTATAGCCAGTGCTGTTGGCGCTTATTTTATTGTGTGATTTGTTCCATTTTATCCTATGGGGTTTTTCTTTGCCTGGGTCAGTATCGTTGCTTATCTTTATGTAAGATATAGTAAGTGGGTTTAATTCTAAATACAGGGTTTATATCTATCATTTTAAATTCCTCACAGTAATATCGTATTTTGCTGCAACCTGTTTATCGATGTAATCGAAAAAAATTGAATGTTACCCCAGCAAGTCATTTTGAAATTTTGGCTAACCTTACAAGCTTCATTTTCGTTAGACTTAAGTCAGTGAGCAAGTGATTATGAGTCCCAATTTGAAGTGAGTGAAATCAGTAACTTACTGATCTTTATCTTTTCTTTAGACCGAATAGCAACAGAAAGCGTTGAATAGCGTTGCGCTCTGCTGCCACTTTGCTGCCATTTTGAGAGTTAGCAGAAGCCGTGGTTTCCCTGTTTTCTGGATCGAATTGCCAAGCGTTTGGAGTCTCGTATAACGTGCCATCATCATCCATCACCTTCGCGTTCAGCTCCTGAGAAATTTGGAGCATTTTCCGATAGAGAGGAGTTGGTGGCCATTTGGTATAAATGTTACCTTTAGACCAATCAAGCCAGTCTTCTCTGTCCGAACCATCCCCATTCCATATGGCGTTAAACTCTCCATTTCTTGGGGAAAGACTAAGTTCGGGATCGTTATTTATGATATTTAACCATTCATCAGAACTGATTTGATTATCATGGTTTTCAGCCCAAAACTCTGCTCTTGTTATATGAAATTCAACGCCCATCAATTTATTTCCTGTTTACGTACCTTAGGAGAATTGCGATAGTTTCCAGATAATAAGTCAACCCAATCTTTATTGGTAAGGATTCGATAAAACGGTTTTAATCTGTCCTTTATGTAGTTAATTATTTCTGGCTCGCTCATTTTAGACGCTTTTGCAGGATAATCTGGTCCCCAGTCTTCAAACAATTCTTCGTATAAATGATAGTATTGCCAAGTGATTTTGCTAGATAAAAGAGAATTAGAACTCAGTGGGAACGCAGGAATTTGGTGTAATCTGAGTCCGATTTCGGCGACAGATTCAACATGGAGTAAAAACCAAGTTTTAATTCTTAACCATACAACAGAGCTTTCGCTAAGATTCGGCATGAAAATACTTTCTTGGCGCATATAAGCTGAAAGGTAATATTTTACCTCATACTGATCAGGTTTTTTATCTAAGTTTAGAGAGGCGAGAATTAAAACGGTTTCTGAATCATTTCCTGCTATGATTTCCCTCTCAGCCCATTCAGTAATCTCTTTGTCGTAGTCATCAACACGATAAGCTTCAAATGCTTCACCATATGTCATTAGGCAAAGAATTTCGTACAAGTTGTATTGATATTTTTTGTTGTCCATTAACATCTTCTTTAGTCCATTATACTCAAGGGATTAAGCCTCAAGGCCTCAGACAAATGATCCGGTGCCAAGTGCGCATATCGCATCGTCACCTTAATATCTGTATGCCCCAATATCCGCTGAAGTACGAGACGTTCATCATGAAATGAGACGCGAAGGTGTGTCGTAAAACATGCGTCAGCTGCCCAGCAGGTGTCTCGATGCCGGCGCGTTGCATAGCCTTTCTAAAGGCTGAATAGCATGGTTTAAAGAGCAACTGCGCTTTCCTGCTCGATGGCAGTTCAGCCTGTAATTTTTCAGTTATCGGCACCGCTCGGTTTTTCTTGCCTTTAGTTTTAACGTAGATGATCTGACCGGCGCGGATTTGGTTCCCCTTCAAGCCTTCAGCTTCACTCCATCGTGCGCCAGTTGCCAGGCAGATTTTCACAATGGTCGTCAGATCTTTAGATCGGCTGTTCTCACATTCGGCGAGGAGGGTTCTAATTTCCTCAATAGTGAGATACGCCATCTCTGATTCACTAATCTTAAACACTCGTACGTTCTCAAGCGGATTTGGCGTGGTCCATTCATCTAACCGGCGCAACTCGTTAAAAATTGCTCTGAAATACGCCAGTTCTCAATTTACTGTGCGCGGCGTAACCGTCTTCACTCGGTTGGAGCAGGTAATTTTGCCGCGTAATCGCTGCTCACGATAAGAAGCAAAAATTTTTGCGTTAAAATCGGTTGCGAGTGGGTTTCCCATTGCCTCGCAGGCAAAAGCCATTATGGTTCGCCGCTTATCTGCTTTATCTCCCAACCAGGGCTTATCTTGAGCCTGTTCTTTTATGAATTTCTCATAGGATTGTGCTCCGCCCTTCATCGCAAACTGGCGGCGAATCCTTCTGCCGTCTCGGCCGTTTGAGAAGATCTATATCTGGTATTTTACGACCAATGACGAATTCTAAAAACGAAAAAGCCACCCTTGCGAGGTGGCTTAACTGAATGATTTTCATCACTAAATCTGGTGGTCCCTGCTGGGTTTGAACCAGCGACCAAGCGATTATGAGTTTCAGATCCAATAATTACCTATGTGTCACGTTTATGGAGAAGTCAGTAATGGCGGGAGTTTGACGGGTGTTGGTATATCACTATACTTACCCAAAATGACCTATTTACGGAATCCCCGGGGTATCCCGGAATCCCCAGAGTATCCCCACAGAGCAATTTTTCAGGTAACGACGTGAAAACTTTTAGATTTACCAAAGCCGCAATCGGGCAATTATTGCCTGCTCCAGAAGGCAAGCGCGAAGAGTATGCCGATAGCGTTGTTAATGGCCTTCGTCTGCGTGTTACGGCTGCGGGTGCTAAAAGCTTCTGCGTTACCCGAAAACGTGACGGTAAGTTCTTCCGAGTAACCCTTGGTAAGTTTCCCGACCTAACTGTTGATCAAGCCCGTGACCTAGCATCACATGCCATCGGTGAAGTTGCCTCTACGCGCAAGAATCCAAACGAAGGGCGGCGAGAAAGCGCAAGAGCGGTTGTAACGCTTTCTGAGGCATTCGATCAATACATCAAATCTCGTGGTGATCGGCTGAAAGCCACCACGGCGAAGCAGTACAAATCCATTCTCCAAAACTTCTCAAAGGACTGGTTCGGTAAGCCGTTGGCTTCAATCGACAGGACTCGAGTTGAAACCCGCCATAAAGCGATAACAGAAGGGAGTGTTTGGTTTGGAGACACACCAAGTCGTTCTCGCGTAGCAAGCGGAAGCAAAGCCCAAGCTGATTTATGGGCGCGAGCGCTGCGCGCTGTTTATCGCTATTCACACGATCACTACCGCGATGCTGAGGGCAAATGCTTACTGCCTGATCCGCCCACAATGGTATTGAGCAGCAAACGCAAATGGCATGGCACCCATCGCCGCACTAGCCGCATTCGTAACAACGAGCTTGCCCGCTGGCTCTCCTCCGTCGATGTAGTTCGACAGTATTCGCTTTCTATCAAAGACGTTTTTGCTGTTGCGGTATGCGATGCGCTGGATGTGGCTCTGTTTACAGGCTTACGTCGTTCAGAAGTCTTCGGTTTGGAGTGGTCGCGCGTCAATCTAAGCGGTCGCTATTTCTGGATCGATGAGACTAAGAACGGTGATCCGCTTGAGCTACCAATAACCAATACGCTCTACCAAATTTTTGACCGCCGCAAGAAGCAGCGCAAAGGCAATGAGCGCTATGTATTCGCAGGAGCCAAGGGCGGGATGATTCAAGAGCCACGCCGCATCATCAACCTGATCACGGCTGAAACGGGGAAAGATGGCACCGAACATCCCATCGAATTCACCTGTCATGATGCCCGCCGCACCTTTGGTAGCGTTGCTGAGTTAACCGGGGTTGGTTCATACATACTCAAGCGGCTAATGAACCACCGCACATTGCGTAGCGCTGATGTAACGCAGGGTTATCTGCATTTCTCCGCTGATGAACTGCAAGAGCCAGCGAAGAAGATCGAGCAGACGATTTTGGAGCATGCGGGGCTGGTTGAGAAGGCTGGTGGGCTGGATGCTCAGCTATCAGCGGCTTTCGGTTCCATGAGTGATGACATGAAACGAGAGCTTCTGTTTTCAATTCTGAATCCAAATGAGGAAGCTAAAGGTGCAAGAAGAAAATGAGGTAGATCCGCGTTTTAAGAATTACTTTGATGCTTTAAATGCTGAAATTAAGAAAAGAAAAATGCGGAAGGTTTTTAGTATTGCTGGTCCTAATTTGAATGAGGAGGGAGTAAAAGAGTTGGTCGACATGCTTGCGACATTTTCGGACAAGCTTAAATATTCTCAGACTCCATCCGAAGACGTAAAAACGTTATCACATGCTAGTCACTGCTTTGCACTATTAGGTTATGAACTAATGGCGGAAAAGCTATCTTTGATTGAGTTGAAGTTAAATCTCCTTCAGTCACATTTTATTGAATTTATGGATGAAAATTACAAGGCTGAAGATAGTGATAAGCGAAGGAAAAATGCAAGTGGTCCCAAACATAAACTTTACCCTGAGATCTTAGATATAATGATAGCAACTTGGGATAAAAATAAGCATGCCTCTAAGAGGCAAATGATTAAAAAGTTAAAGGATGAGTTTGGACCATCTGTAAGTAAATCGGCTTTGAAAGATTGGATTGCTCTACACGAATTGGGTCCAGATAAAAATGTGGCAGGGAAAGGCCCAAGCAAGGATTTCAAATTAGTTTTTCCAAGAAGAAATCAGGGGTGAAAGTACACTTTCACCCCTTTTTAGATTATTTCAGATGCACCATAGTGACATTGCGTTAATTAATGATCATCAAGGTGCATTCATGAACAACTCCATTCTCAACGAACGCAAGTTCACCCGCCCAGAGGCCGCTGAGTATATCGGCGTCGCCACCCGCACCCTTGCCAACTGGCACAGTTCGGGCCGCGTCAAAATTCCCTTCTACAAAGTCGGCAAGAAAAAAACCATCTACCGCCAGTCCGATCTTGATGCCTTCCTGGACTCTGTTCGCCAGCCCTTCTAACGGCTCTAACAATCAGATCAACCCAGTGAATTCAGGTGAGGAGAATGTATGCGCAATCATTCTGCTAGCAAACATCACAAGCTACAGCCTGATCCGTGGGGCAGTCCGGTTCACGGTCACTTGTTGGGTGCAACGGCGATGAATCATGCTGAGTTTCAGAGAACTTACCGTGATCAGACCATTCGCAACAAAAACCACTCAATGCGTTATTACGACAGTCTTGATGCTCATTGTCAGTTATCAGTGATTAGCCAAGCAAATCTGATAGCTCGTGGCACCTTTAAAATCTCTGACATTGGCTTGCCGTTTGAGCGTTTCAGCGAGCAACAGCGATGGCTGCTGATTCAGGCAATGAACGAGTTGTCGCAGATGGGCAAAGCGATGCCTCCGTACTTCTCGACGGCAGACCGATTCATTAACGAGTAACCGATTTAACAAAATTATGGCGTGAACCCGCCGGGTTTCCCTTTGCCCAAAAATAGGATCACTGCAATGCGCAATGTATATATCAAGCCGAATCATGATGGCTTGAACGTCGATAACCTGGTACATACGAGCACCCCATATAATGGGGTTGGGAGCGTGTGCCATGAGACGTATGCATACCCATGGAATTATCCGCGAAAGGCAATCGCCAGCCCATATCCAACGTATGTTGAGATCTATCGCCGTAACCATCAGTTCGTTCTAGATGCTGTGGCACGAAATACGTTCTCATCTCAGAAGCGTGAGGTTCTTGGCAAGCTTCCAAAATTCGTTCGCACTGAGATCGAACGCCGTCTCTCTGCGCGAGAAAGCGCGAACGGTATTGCCAGCGCTGCTGCTTACTTGATCGATAACGTCAAAAAAAGTCTGTTGCCGCGTATAGAAAGCGTGAACGTGAGTTATCGCTTAGATGACGTCAGCGAAGCAGTTCGCATGCAGTGTTTTACCATCGCTCAGAGTGCAACGGCTGCTGCACATTTGCTTGGTCGACTGGTAGATCTGAAGCGTCGTATTAATCGCCTTCATGAGATGAGCCGTGCGGACATTGAACGGCTAGCTAATGACATCGCATGTTATGTGAATGAGGTGATGGGGCTAGGCAGTCGCTTAGCTTGCTCGGAATATCACCAGTTACATCATAACTACATGGCGGTGGCGGCTATCACACGGGAGTTAAAACAGGTCCCTTGCAAGTGGGATCTGGTCACTCAAAAACGCTTCGAACCCAGTGAAGTCGAATCCGCAATCCTACACATGCTCTCACCTAAATGGTGGAGTGGGCGATTACGGCACATCGCGGAATCATGGCAAGAACATTTGCAAATCGCACTTGGCACCGTTAGCAAAAAACACAATGCCTACGCCAGCAGCATGGCAGTGTCTGATTGGTATGAAAAAAAACGGCGTGAGCGCGATTACCTTGAACGCATGGAGCTAGAAGACGAGGAGGGCAACCGCATCAATCTGATTGATGCTTACGAAAGCAGTGTTGCTAATCCAGCTATTCGTCGTTGCGAACTAATGACGCGAATCCGTGGCTTTGAAAATATCAGTAATGAGATGGGCTATGTTGGCCTGTTCTGCACACTAACGGCCCCTTCTTGTTACCACGCAACCATCAACACTGGGCATTTTAATCCCAAATGGATCGGGTCTAGCCCCACTGAAACCCAGCTTTATCTCTGCAAGCTTTGGCAGAAGATTCGCGCCAAACTACAGCGCGAAAAAATCCGTGTTTTCGGCATTCGCGTTGCTGAACCTCATCACGATGCAACGCCGCATTGGCACTTGCTGCTGTTCATGCTGCCAACTGATGTAGAACGCTTGCGCATGATCATGCGTGAATACGCATATCAGGAGCACGCCGAGGAGTTAGTAACGGACAAAGCTCGCAAGGCTCGCTTTCATGCTGAGAACATCGATCCCAACAAAGGAAGTGCAACGGGCTACATCGCTAAATACATCGCCAAAAACATTGATGGCTATGCGCTTGATGAAGAGCTGGACGATGAAAGCGGGAAACCGTTGAAGGGCACAGCATCAGCGGTTTCGGCATGGGCTTCGCTTTGGCATATCCGGCAGTTTCAGTTCATCGGTGGTGCGCCGGTTACTGTTTATCGTGAGCTACGGCGAATGGCTGATAGCGCCGCCGCTCAACGTATAAGCCCTGAATTTGCTAAGGCACATGATGCGGCTGATGCAGGCGATTGGGCGGGCTACATCAAAGCGCAAGGTGGCCCGTTTGTGCATCGTGATGGGCTGGTGGTGCGGCCTTGGTATCAGCCTGATGATTACCTGAATGAATATCGTGAAGAGGTTGTGCGTCTAAAGGGGTTGCAGACTTTAACCGCTGGTGGTGATTCCCACATCCTCACTCGTGTAAGTCAGTGGAAGCTGGTGCCAAAGCAGGTGGTTGGCTTGGCGGTTGACCTTCAGGACGCGAATGCGGCCTCTTGGAGTTCTGACAATAACTGTACGGATCCACTTAAATGTAATCTAAATCCTGTTCTTCCAAGCGGCGAAATCGACCATTGGAATAGCTCCTAATGTTAGAGAATTTAGAACTACCGGCCTTCAATCAACGAAATGAAAGCGGTTTTAGTGCTTACATATTGCACAAATGGCTTGTGAACTTTTGTTTGGTTAGTCGAAAATTTTCAAGACTTAATTGGTCGCTTTTACATCTCAGATTTGACCTTAGAACCAACCTTTTGTCAGAGATAACTCACAAACTTTCAAAGACCATGGGAGGTATGATGGACGTTAATCATAAAATTAAACTTTAATATCATAGACATGAGTTCTTTTCGTCAATTTTCTCAGACTATGTAATTAAAATTTAAGCTGTATTTATATACAGTGCTTGCTATGATGAGAGGCATTCGATGTGGTGACTTGATACTTAAATCTGCTGTGAAAAATCTCTTTGATTTAAATGATTGGTGAGAGCAATCCGCTAGGTTTAGACAGATGAGTAGCATGAGATTGATCGTTAATCTATCAAGTGCCATAAATGCCGCTGACCAACCAGTTGGGGTAAGTTTTATGCTGCACCAGGGATTTTTAGTAAGCCAAATTGATGCTTTTGATGAGCAGTTCAGCTCATTTAGTGCTTTAAAATCTTTTCCAGTAGGTGTCGGATTTATAGCCAGTTTTATTTACGCCCTTAAGAACAAGGGGTTATACTGGCGTAAAATTTTTTCAATGGACTTGGAAATGCGAACTGACCCTCACAGCGACCCCAAAGCATGGGAATCATATTTCAAAAGCATTATCTGGCTTCACTATAAACCCGCAAACTGTTGCGACCTACCCGACTCGCATGGCGGAGATTTTGGTCTTGAATGCTACACTTTGGAAGGACACGTTTTTCAATGTTATTTACCTGAGCAATCGAGTGATATTGATAAGCTTTATAAAGCTCAACGAAAGAAAATCTATAACGATATTGAAAAGTTCTCTAAAACTAATGTTAAAGAACTTAAAGAACTTTTTGGCAGCCTAAAAATCAGTCGCTGGATTTTGGCCACACCGTTCAATAAATCATCTAAGCTCAGTCAGTATTGCACTACTAAATCATTAAAAGTTCGAGATTTAGGACTTTCATATGTAAGTGATGATTTTCAAATTATTGTTCAAACCGAGAAGAATTACATTCAAGAGTCATTTGCTTTACGTAAAGAGTCTTATCAACTGAGTTTAGAACTCAATGATACGACAATTGAAGGTGCAATTGATTTCATCAGTAGTAATAGTTCTTTTCTTGAAAAGTTAAATTTAAAACTACCAAAAATAAATGATTCACTTTCAAGGCAAGAACAGATCAGGAATTTTTTAATTCAAAAGTTTCTCGATTATCAAAATTTATTAGACACGCTCAAGACAAATTGGGTTGATATCTATGAAGTAGTTTATAAGTGCATACAGCAACGAGAGAATAACTTAGTTGGTACGTTCATGCTTGCGCCTTCAGATGCACAACCATCTGGAATTATGACTGAACATATTGAATCGCTGAAGAGATGCATTGAAGAAGAAGTTCCAACTTTCAAACAGGCAGATCTTGAAAAAATCACATGGGGCGTTATTTCTGACTGGCTGATACGTTGCCCATTAGATTTTTAAGGTAGATAATCATATGAACATTACAATTGAAGAAGTTATCAATAAACCTTTTACTTTTACAAAAAGACCAGAGCTTCTGCCTTGTGACATGAGACCATTATGGCGTTGTAGTCTAGTATTGATAGTTTTTTCTCTGGTTGGACGTTCTGGTTGCTGCTCTTTGAAGAAACTTCATGTGGTTAATTGGGTTTTAAAATCCGATCATAATAGTACAAGCTATGAGGTTTGGACGTTCAATAAAGAAAGTATTAGGCCTGAAGTTCGTATGGATCCAACTCTTGATAGGGCAATTGAATTATTATTGGATGAAGGTTTTATTATAAGAGATAATGATAAGTTCAAAATCTCCGAGAAGGGTGAATTGTGCGTAGCTAAACTTATCGCACTTGAGGTATTCAAGGATGAACGTTTTAAACTAATAAAGTATAAAAAAGAGTTATCCGAAACTAACATTAATAAAATATTTCAGGTAGGATGATATGTCATTAGAGATAATTTCATTAGAAATTGTTGCAAATACTACCGATGGACGTTACGGCGTATCCATCCCATTTTCGAAGGGTTTATTTTTACTGAGAGTGGAAAACTCTCATGGTAAATCCACTTGCATGAACGCTATAGCCTACGCATTAGGTATGGAAAAAGCTTTAGGAGTCGGTGCTGCGAAAATTCCATTTCCTCCCTCACTTACAAGAGCTTTAACTACAGCTGATGGAAAAGAAGTAAAAGTAATATCATCATATGTGTTGTTAAAAATAAAAAATCATGATGGTAATAACGCCTCTCTAAAGCGGAACATAATAGGGTTTGAAAGTGACAATATAGTCTACATTGAGGAAGTTAATGAGGACGACAATTCCATGAAGAGTGGCTCATATTTCCTTCATCGTGAAGGAGATACTGACCGTGATATGGGGTTTTATAAGTGGCTTTCTAAATTTATTGGTTGGGTGCTTCCTCTGGTGCCCAATCATAGTGGCAAAGATACCATCCTTTACCCCTCTGTACTTTTCCCTGCGTGGTATGTAGAGCAGAAAAAAGGATGGGCATCGATAATGGCTACAATACCAACACAGTTTGGTATTAAGGAGGCTAAAAAAAGAGCGCTAGAATTTTTGATGGCTCTAAATGTAAATGAAAATATTTTGAAGAGAAGTGCATTAAAAAATAGTATTGATGAGATATCAAATCATTGGAAACTGATTCGGCGTAATGCTGAATTAGTTGCTTCAAAAGTATCAGCAGTAGTTACTGGAATACCTGAACAACCCGAATCAAAATTTGATAATTATAAGATTGATCTTGTCATCAAAGAAGGTGACAAAATAAAGTCGTTAGTTGAATTGAGAACGGAATTTTCTATTGAATTAAATCTCTTAGAAACTAATGCATTGAGCAATTTTGATGATGAAGCTTTGCAATTGTCAGTGCAAAGAAAAATTAGTTCTAAAGTTGATGAGGTTCACGCTTTAGAGCAAGTTTTACAAGATATTAGTGATCATAAAAGCTATATTAATTATCAGATAATTTCTACAAAAAAGAGACTGGAAAATCTTTTAGATGATAAGAAGAAATATGAAGACTTAAAGAAAATCTCAGATTCATCAGTGTATGAGTCCACTAAATTACTATCAAACGAATGCCCTACTTGTGGAGGGCAATATAATGATAATCTCTTGGATTTCTCATCTCAAGAAAATCTTATGACATACGAAAGTAGTTTGGTATTTATTAAAGAGCAGATAAAAGCGTTTGACTTTGTATTGTCGGATTGTAATGGTCAATTGAAGTTTAAGGAAGCAGAGCAAAGACGAACCGAGTCAAAAATTGCAACGCTTAAAAGTGAGATAAATAAATTAAAAAATACAGACTACCCATCTTTAGCAATGCAAGAAGAGTATTTAAGACATAAAATAAATTTAGAAAATTCAATCAATGATATTGATGATGCGGTAAGAGATATCACGGATATTCGGTTGGAATTAGATTCACTACATAAGAAATATAAAAAGCTGACATCGGAAAGACGTTCATTTCCTGAGCGAATTCTTTCAGCAGAAGATGCAAAGAAATTACTTCATTTGAAAAATGGTGTCGTTGAACGGTTGAAGAAATACAACTTCACTAGTTTTGACTCGGAGTTAATTGGTATCTCAGAAGATAACTACTTACCTAATAGAGAAGGTTATGATATCGGTTTTGATACCTCTGCAAGTGATGGCATTCGAATTATTTGGGGATATTTGATTAGTTTGTTTTCTTTAGGTCAGGCATTCAATACAAATCACCCTGGAATTATTATATTTGATGAGCCAAGGCAACAAGAGGCAAACAAGGTTAGCTTCGCAGAATTGCTTAAAGATGCTGCTGAATCTACAAAAATCAATGGGCAAATTATTTTTGCTACATCAGAAGACGAAAGTGTTCTTGTGAATGCTTTAGATGGTTATGAGTATACAATTGTTTCCTTTAATAAAGATGAAGGGAAGCTAATAAGAAAATTATAAATTAATATTTATAGTAACGTTTTCTTGAGCCGTTCAAGTTGAGGAACGGCTCGGATAAATTATGAAATGTTATTTGTTATTATTATTTTGATTTGTTAGTTATTCTCAAATCTAGACATGTTTTCTACAAAGCTATTTATAATTAACCTATAAAGTTTGTGAACGATTTGCTATGAGTATTGACGTTGTAGGGTAGGGTGAGAGTTTTTGACCTAGAATTCATTGTACTGCCCGCCTCATCGTATTTTTATGCACACGAATTAAGGATCAAATTTTTCTCCCAGCTTTCTCCTCTTAATCATGATCAATTCTTAAGTTCTACCTATCGATTGGAGGTTATATGTCTATTCGAGCAAGTGGGGCAGGGCGTAAGAAAAATGTCGTTCCAATCGCTAACAAGCGAGCATCACAAATTCAGCCTCCCTTTGGATTACTCAGTCCGGTTGCGGAAGAGGTTTGGAGCAAGAATGCCAAAATTCTCTTTGAACGTGGTACGTTCGAGCCTGAACATCATTTACTACTGATTCTGTACTGCAATGCTTGGCATTACATTGTAGAGGCCGCTAGCTCTATCACGGAGAAAGCTAAAACGATGACGGCGAGCCGTGGGCTTGCTGGTGAGGGCGGAAATGGTGGCGAGAAAACTAACCCAGTCTTCGCTGCTAGGAATATTGCTTTTAGCCAACTCATTCGCGCAGGTTCAATGCTTGGCCTTGATCCTCTTAGTTCTCTCCGTGGCGGTTCGAGTAACAAGAGTGATGAATACAATGAATTTGACCGATTTTAA